ATCAAAGAATTTATAAAGCCTATTTAAAACACTTCCACCAGTAATATTTCCAGTAGCATCTTTTTCTAAAGAACCTACTAGCCTCATATTCCTTGTGTATTCACTTCCTCTTTGTTTTACAGTAACATCAAGATATATATCAGCCCAATCATAATGCTCACTTTTATCTTCAATGTTTTCTAATTGCAGTTCACATATTCCTAAGAATTTAGAACCACCACTATTTTCTTTTACTTCTGGTTTGAATATCGCCATTACTTTTTCTCCTTGTATATTAGTTTCCAATTAAAATCAATCTCCTTACCTTTAAGGTGATCGCATCTGCTACCTGCTTCTAAAGCTTCATTTGAATTAAATGTAACTTTAAGCTTATCTTTATCATCTCTAAAAACATATCCTATAGCATCACAATCAGCCATTATCATGTTTTTAAGTTTACCTGTTAAATCTAAGCTTTCAGGTTGTACTACGGCTTTGCTTTCTACGACTGCTTGAGCCCATTTCCTATGTCCTATAATGATAACATATGGAAATATCTCACGTAGGTATTTGATTGTATTTAGCACTTTCTCTCTTGCCATAGCAAAGCCTTTTCCAAATGCTAAATCTTGTATTGCTGATACATTTTCTTGCTTACAAACTGCTTTTTCAGCCCAGTCTGCTACCTTGTCTATTGTATCTATTGCTACATAATCAAATTCATGTCCATCTGCAGCTTCTTCCAGTATTTTTAATAGATCTTGTCTATTATTAGCAGTTTCTATATAACCCTCTACCATATTTGCTCCTTGTTCAGTGTCTATGATTAAGCAATTATCTAACTTACTTAACATAGTAGTTTTACCTACTTTTGGAGCACCATATAAGAGCATGGTTTTTGGATTATTAGAGACTACTTTCCTCTTCACTTTTTTAAGTGCCATAACTTCTCCTTGTTTTTATTTGTTGACGAAAGGGCCTGAGGAATAGCATTGGCTAAAGTAATTGGGATATCTATCCCCCAGGCTTGTTAAATTACAATGTATTAATATTTAAAGCAAGTGTTTTTTTCTAATGTCATAGTAGGAAAGTTAAATGACATCTCAGTTTCATAAGGCTGATTCTTTAAAACCTTACGAACTGTATTTGCTATAAAACTTCCTGCCATATTAGAGCAATAACTTGTTGCTTTTCTATTGCATGGTTCTTCACTACCTTCATCATCTGAATACCATGATTTCTCATACTTTTTTAAAGTTGGCTTCAAGAAAGTATATTGCTGGTAGTGTTCTGCACCCATTCTGCCATCTATTAATAAAAATGGTTTAGAATGTTTGTATTTACTTAAGGCTTTAACTGCTTGCATTCTTACTTCCATGCTGTCAAAACCTAATATTATTATGTCATTATTATCTAAATATATATAGTTATCAAACATATTATTTAGAGTTGTAACTTCACAATTTGTTGTAATATCTAATATATGACACTTTAAACATTCGACTTTAGGATGCCCTAAGTCGTGTCCAGTATATTGAGATACTCCTAAATTAGCAGTTTCTACTTTATCCATATCATATAATGCAAATTCCTCTGCACCCATTCTTGCTAATTGCAATGCTGCGGAACTTCCTATTGCTCCGCAGCCAAGTATATGATACCTGAATTTATCTAAGTTATCTACTAATCCTGATGATCTTGTATTAATAGCCATATCTCCCCCATCCTTGGTTATAGTTATGTGTATCTTCTATAGATTCTTTGTATGTTATATCTGTCCATTCGATTGCATCTCCTGCTAAGGACGACATCACTTGTTCAAGAATCTCATGCATTTGACCTTTAAATAGAATAGGCTTGAAAGGAAGTTTGTTTTCGGAGCATGTTTTAGAAAGCTTTTTAATCTTCTTTTTATACTCTTTTACTTTAATAGATCCATCTGAAATGCCATCAAATATCTTTTCTATTTCATCTATTAACTGTCCATATGCTGTCTCTATGTTTAAAGCAACTTCATTTTTTGCAAACAATCTTCCTTGAATTTGCCCCCATCCATTTCTACGATATCCTGTATAAGTATTTACATGACTAACTCTATCAGCACATAATTCCTCATACTTTTTCTTCATAGATTCTGTAATAGATATCTTAGGCTGTTTTCTCTCTATCGTAAGGTCTATATCATAATGCTCTTTTATTGGTAATCCACTTGCTTTCCATAAACTTACTCTGAATACATATTCTTCTCTTAAGTTTATTACCAATGCTAGTGAAAAACTTTCATTTTCCCAAGCATTTATCTCGTTTTCATCTGTTCCACTCCAGAATGCTCCCATGGTATGATGAGAATGCCACCAAACATATTTCATTCTTTTGTCTTTATATTTCATGGCATATTTCATCTTATATTCAGTTACAGCTTCACCATCTAGCTCTGTATTAGTTCCTGAATTTTCTTGCTTTAATATTTCTACATCACCTATCTTATATCTCCCATCTTTTTGAGGTATTGCAGTCATTAAGCCAGATATTTCATTTTTATCTTCATCATAGGCTAGTTTAGCCCATGCTTGTAGTTTATACCAGTCTTTTTCTGTTATGTAAAACATCTCTTTAAGTTCCATATTATCTCCTTTCAGGGTTTGTTGCCCATGCTTTCATTTGTTGTTTGATTTTATTTTCTTCTGTTATTTTTACTTCTTCATCAGATAATGGCGGCCAATAATCATGATCCATTAAAAGATACTGATAGTCAATCCCACCTCTAATATCATCAGAATGATATCTTAGTTTAATATCGTGTAATATATAAAAGAGTAATTTGTCTAAATTAGATCTACTTTTTACACCTAAACCAAAATAATCTAGATATGTATCTATTAATGGATAATTATAACTACCATTTGTAGCATTTGTTAATTCAGCCATATATCCTAAAACGCTTTCATCCATATAAGTTTGTTCTTCATCATAAGAATCATATCTTTCTACTAATTTATATGAATAACAGCTATCTCTAAAGTCGCAATTGGCTTGATTACATGCATTTTTATATTTATCTACATTTTCTACATCATCATATACATTAAAAACGCCACTTAGTCTACTTGAACAATCATCTGCTATAGAACTTATTACATTTTTATACTCATTACTATAAGACTCAGGAAATCCTATATGAAACATTTTGATATTATTATAAGGATTACTATGTTGAGTATGGTAATATTGAGACCATGATAATAAATGATGTTGTAAGTTAGCAAAATTAATAGATTTAATACTGCTAGTTACATCATCTCTATAATTATCTAAGCATACTGTGCCATATCCACCTGAACTTCTATATGGATGATAAGATATATAAGGATGCCTTATAGGTAAATTTGACAATAATTTTCCTTGATAAGTAACATCAGTTCTCATTCCATTTAATACATGTCTAAGACTTGTTTTTGCTATAATTCTTATTGAATCATTCTTATTTAAGTCTATTTTTTGTATTAATTGGGCATTTACTCTTCCATCGTATACCATCATTTCAATATCTTTTATTATAATTTCAAATAATAATTCAGTTCTTCTTATTGAATTACTATTAAGATCTATAAAACTATTGATTGTTACTCTTTCATTTGAAATATCAGATGCTATTTCGCTTTGTTCTTGTACTTTATTAACAAATACATTCGCTATCTCTTTGAACTCGTCAACATTTACATCTCTTACAACTCCTTGTTGCTTTAAACTATATTTCATCTGCTCAAGTTCATCTGTTATTGATAATATATGATTTAAATAATATGTATGTTCTTTTGTTCTTCTAATGAAATTATTAATACCTTTTGACTTTTTGTGCATTTCTAGTTTTCTTTCTACTAAATTTCTTACAATATCGTAAGTGCCAGGTTTCCAATTCCATTTATTAGTTACATCTATCTCAGGTAATCCGAAATATGACAAATCATCATTTATTCTGTCTAATTTCTCAAAGAATGTGTCCTGAGGTCCTGTTGCTATAGAATTTGCTAGATCTTGGTTCATATTTTGTAAGATGCTTAATTCTTCAACATTTAATTCTTGATTCCCAATTATGAATTCCATAATTTCTCCTTTCGTTGTATTAAATGAGAGCCATAGCTTACCACTCCCTTGTGCGAACAGTCTCATGGGCTCCTGACTCTCATTTAATGTTATTGTTTATCTATTATTATCCGCCTACTTTATTATTACTTGAGTATGCAACATAATCTCCGTCAGACAATTCAAAATCATTTTGTCTAACAGTTCCTCCCACATTTACATTAGCATCATTAGGTATATCTAATTCATTTCTTAGATCTCCTACTGTTCCTGATGTTGTTTCTCGGGATTGGAACTCTCCGTTATTTAATAGATTTATTACTTTGTTACTACTTTCGCTATTATTAGCCATGTTTATCTCCTTTATTTTTCTAGGTTTGTTAAGTATTCTTTTCCGTTCCATTCAAAAACATGACCTTCGCCATGCTTTAAGTATTGTAATTCAAACATTTCATTAAATGACAATGTATCATCTATGACTTCATTTATCATTTCTTCTTGAATTTGTTGAATTTCTATTTCTTTATTATTATTTGCTGCGTCTATCGTCATCCATATTGCGAGTATTACTAAGGCTGAGATCACTATCTCCTTCTTGCCTACTTTCATTCTCTTCATCAGACTCATGTTTATCTCCTTTTGTTTTCTGATCATTTTCATAAATTAACTCCATTTTACTCTCAAGATACTCTAACCAACTATCATCAGACCATCTATCTTTTTCTGCTGCTATTTCACTCATCTTACCCACATTGTTATTCCTCCTCTTTTGTTAATTCAAATGTTGTGTTATCTCTACATTGCATACATAAACCTGCAGGTTCTATGCCTTCTTCTATATGCAAATCATATAATGGAGGAGCACTACAACATATACTCCACCATTCTTCTTCATACTCTATCATATTTCCTCCTGTTATATAAATCTAAGCCGAGATAAAACAGCAATAAAATCACCTTATAGGTTAGAAAGGATACTGCGAAACTCTCGGCTTGGGCTAATCATATATTATTTGGTATTGTAGTAAATACTATAAAGTTGTCTTTTAGACATCTTTGCAAATTTGCTTTTAGGTGCATTAAACCTTTCGCTAGCCCATTTCACTAGTTGATGTTTAAAATGATAAGGACAATAGTTACTTACCACAATCAACCTCTATTTTTGCTTGTTTATTAGTAAACATGATCTCTGTCATCATTTGTTCATTTAAACCTTCAATGAGTTTAAGAAAATCCATCTCTTTATCTAATTGAAGAATTGTTTTGCTACTATCTTTTAGTATAAAATGTATTTTAAAATCATCTACACCATTGCTATATGATTCATATGCTTGAACATCAGCCCATTTAACGAAAAATGAGTAAGGCATAAAACTATTTTCACTATATACTAATAATCCTACTACTGTTATAAAATATCCCATGTTATTCTCCTTTATGTTAAAAAATCTTATTAATAGAGGTGATGCCTTGCAGGTTCGTCCTACAAGACATCGTCATTGTTACATAATACTCAGTATTAAGTCAGTTCCTCTAATTGAACAGAGAATGTATAAACTCTGCTCATTTGATGTCTCTAAGACATACCATCACCATTTACATCATACATTTTTAATTTTAAAGCACTCTTTTATAATATATCTTTGCATCTCTGCTATCATTAAAATAATGCTTTAAAGCCTTCTTTTCTTCTTCATCTTTTATAATTACTATAGCCTTTGTAATTAACTCTCTTAGTTTCATATGTTCCCCTATATTTACATTAAAAAAAACTATTAAACATCTGCTGTTATGTATTACTTTATAAAAAAACTCTATCATTGAAAGGAAATGCTACAACTAATGAATAGTCATAGCATTCCCAATCAAATGTATGGTTCTAAAGTAAAGCCATATTATTACATATTCAATAAATCGCTAGCAGTAGATCTAGATTTAGAGCGATTTATAAGTATGCCACGAGGAGCATCCTTTACTTTAGAAACATCTATTTTGAACTCTGTCAGTAACATAGCAGTATCATCCAAAAAGAAATCAGCCTCTGAGCAAGTCCAACCGGATGGTAGTAGAGGCTGAATCATAGCAAGAGTGATACTGCTATTAGTATTAGTTAGATAAGAGTTCAAAATAATACATTTGATATTATCAACTCCACCTTTCATACCTAATTCTGAATCATGGTATGTAGTTATCACATGTTGATTCAGATCTTCTATAGCAAAGCCAAGAGTTGATAATAATCCATTAATTAATTTACTAAACATTGTACATCTCCTTATTTAATTTATAATGTACAATTGATAAGGGAAGCGACATCGCAGGGCGATGTCAAGAAGGTGGGACAACGCGATTTTCAACGGATTTATAACACGGCAACCGGAAAATCGTGGGGGACCCCATAGGTGTATATCTAGTACACCCAATCTCAACCTAATTTTTTAAAAATGGGTTATTTCTCCTCGATAGTAAAAAAAAGGCTTGGAAAATATTTTTTTTTGTGTATTTTTAGCTATATATAGCTATATATAGAAGCTATTAATAGCACTATATGCTACTTAAACAAGTATTTTCTTGCTTAGATAGGCTATATATAGCTATATTATAGCTATGACAGAGCCTAAAATACCTTATAGAGAGCAGAATACCCCTGAACAGCCTAGAGTTAGTTTAGAGCCTAATCAGGGAGGGATACCACCTAGATGGGGTCGTATGCTATTTGATGCAGTAAGGAATAGACATAAGATAAAGGATGTTTTAAAAGGCTATAAAGATGATCCTAATGAGCTATATGAAGGTGTAGGAGGTTTATTAGGACAATATTTGTTAGATAAGCATACCCCTCAAAATCTAGACATAAACTTAAAGCATAAGATGATGAATTATCAATTTAATAATAGATTTGGGATGGGTTATAACAGAGATGATGGTACAGATTATTTAAATTTTAACTGGAGATTTTAGTATATGGCAAAGAAGCCCTTGACAGACCCTAATTATGAAACATGGAGACAGAATTTAAGTTTTGAAGATAGAATGAATCTAGCTAAGAATTATACGCCAGACCTAACTTTTCCAGAATTAAACCCTACTTTAAAGAGTTCTGCTCAAATAAACGCTCCTGACTTGCCTTTTTTAAAAGATAGTCCTTACACAACAGATATAGGCTCATTTGACCCTTATTCAACGTGGAGAGACTCATCAGAACCAGTAAACGTATCTCAAGAGCCTACTGATAATCGTACTAATGCAGAAAAAGGGTTAAATATTTTTGGAGGAACTTTTACACCTTTCCAGGATATAGGTAATTTTTTAGAAAAAGGTATTGATTATAACCCTAATAAGCCTGGAAGACAGGATGAAGAGGATTTATGGCTAGATGATGTAGATGATACTTATGCTCATGAGAATAAAATGGATCTTATTAGTAGATATGGGACAGATGATATGGATATAATAAGGGAAATAATTGCTACAAAGCATTATGGGGACACTATAGGGGAAAATCAAATGATTGACCCAAAAACAGGAAGTTTGATAGACTTGCCTGAACCACCACCTAGACCATCTGTACCTGTAGAATCAGAGGATGAGTTTTACGATGAGGATATTGTTATTGAACCTGATGCTCCATTACCCGAATTTGAAGATTGGGTAGCTTATGATCAAGATAAAGTAGATGATATGAAGAAATATGGTCAATGGGACGATAATTTAAATTTTACTGAAAACATACGAAACTATGAGGAATGGGAGAGTGGATACCATCCATTTGACCAAAACTGGAGAAGAGCTACAGGTAAGAGAATATGGGATCAAGACCAAGCTGATGCATGGGCATATGAAGATATATTAGCAGGAGCTCAAGACCAAATAACTCAAAGTCGAGACGATAGACAAGAAATAGTTAATCAAAATATTCAAATACGTCAAGATAATGAAAATTTAATTAATAATGCTAAAAATGACTTAACTGATCAAATAACCGAATTAGAAGATTGGTTAGAGAATAACCAGTATTCAGGGCAAGTTGATCAAGATGGAAATGTTATAGCTGAAGTAAAGAAAGTTGAGTTAAACAACTTAAAAAACCAATTAGAGAATTTTGATCCTAATCAAGTTCCAGGGCTTAAAACAGAGCAAGATGTTCCAGAATCATTATCAATGATTGATATAGAAGGTACTAAAGAATACGAAGCAGAGCAAGATAGGTTAAAGGCTATAGAAGATGAAAAAATTGCACAACAAAACATAGGTGAAGGATTAGGGTATCATCCAGATGATCCAAGATGGCAGGCTCAACATGATAAGTTTATGCACATGGGAACCCCTGAAAGTGGTAAAAGTTCAGATGTTACTGAAGAAATGTATAATGCTAAACCTTGGCGTAATGAATCTCAAGAGCAAGTACATGATTCTCTTTTTGAAGACTACCAAGGTCAGGATTTCTTTGAAGATAAAAATGGTGATGGTCATATTGACCCAGGAGAAGTTGATGTTTCCAAGATGACTGAGAAAGAAAAGAAGAAATATGAGAAATGGGCTGCAAAAGATTTAAAAAGAAAAGAAAGAAGGTTTAAAAACTATAGGACAAAGTTTGGCGGTAAAGACGATAGTGGTGTTTATAGAGATAAGGATTGGTGGAAAAACGAATATAAGCAAAGAAAAAAAGATGCATTCCAAGACTGGAAGGATAATAGAGCTAAACCATTTAATAGAGACTGGAGAATAGCTAATAATAAATGGACTATTATGCCTAAAAAGAGGGAGCATTTTGATTCAGATGAAGAATACAACGAATATAAAAAGCAAAGAGCTAATAAAATGGATACATGGGCAGAAATATTTAAGGGTGCCCCAGGAGAATTTGGAGGATTAGCTCAATTGTTCTTTGCAGCTGCTGGTGCAAATCCATGGGAATATAAAGATTATTTTGGAAATAACGAAGAATAGGAGTATATAAGATGGCATTAAAGCCTTATCAAGAAAGAACGGCAATGTTTGAAGGATTCAAACCTAACGCCTATCTAGATAGTATGGGATATCCAACTATTGGATTTGGTGAAAAATTAGAGAATATAAAATACACAAAGGAACAAGGAGTTCCTGCACACCTTCAAAACTTAATAAGAACAAGAGAAGAAGCTGGTACGAATTTGCAAAGTCATTATGATCAAATAATGCCAGATGTTATAAATAGATTTGGAGAAAACTGGAAAGATATACCAACAGATATTCAAGGAGTAGTGCTAGATATGGGGTATAATGTAGGTCCTGATGCTTTATTTAATAAGTTCCCAGGATTTATAGATGATATAAGATCTGGTAATTATGAAGGGGCAGCTGCAAATTTAAAGTACAAAGACCCAGCCTTAGGAGATAATCCAAATAATTATAGTCTATGGTGGAATCAAATAGGCGGTGCTAATACAGAGTCTAATATTAATACAGGGGAATGGGGTCCAGACTCTAGAGCTGTAAACAGAGGCACTGCAAATTATGATGTTTTAATGAATTATAAAAGCCCAGATACAGAATTAGTTGACAATGTTACCACAGAACAAGGATCTCAGGCTTTTAATTATTAAATGGCAAAAAGTACTGGAATATTATTAGATGATGCAAATAGAATAGAAGGTCCTATAAATCAAGTAATACCTCCTGTTTCAAGCTCAACGCCTTTAAATAAGCCTGGTAAACCTTATAATACTGTATTTGGATTTGATCATCCTCAACATTCTGGTTTAGAATTAGCAGGTCCCGATCAAAGCGTTTTACATCATTCTGGATTAGGTAAATATTTGATGGATATAATACAAGCTGATCCTAATAGATATGAAGATTTTTATGACGTTTATAGCGATTTTTATGATCACCAAGCACTTCCTGATAGTCATTATGATGATTTGAGTCAAGTTCAAACAATAATACCAAATGATGGAAATTTAAACTATATCCCCTTATCAGATGATTTAAAAAGAACAAATTTTGAAAATACTATTAATAATTTAGAAGATCATGTATTTGCAACTTATCCAGGTGGGTCACCAGGTAAAATGGATGTTTCTAAACCAGGAGGATTATATAGTGAATTTATTAGAAGGCCAGATACGCAGGATCATATTTATTCAGTAGGGCCAGATACAAGTTTTATAGCTACACCAACTTGGCGTACCGACCCAGAAGCTCAAATTAGGCCTCCCGTTAGCACAATGTTACATGAATCTATTTTACATGGAAGCGGAGCAAGGCATGGGGATCATAAAGGAAGTCATCAACATGATTACGATATTTTTGAAAAGCGAATGATGGATTTACTTACTGAAGATGAAATAAACTCATTAATGGATATGGCAACACATAGACAGAAATAATTAATCAATGTATACAATAAACATACATCATAAAGGAGATAAGGCTCCTACAGAATATGAAATTTATACAAAAAAAGAAGCAGATAAAAACAATTTATCCTACAAATACTGGCGGGAAGCGAATGAAGGGGAGTACGGGTTATCAGATGACGACTACGTGGCTAAAGCCATCTCCAGAGCCGTTTATAAGTCTGACAGCATTTATATTCGTTATCCTTACGGTTATACTTTCTTTAACCCTAAATATAATACTGTCAAGCTTAAAGCTAGTGGTAGGTTGGCTAATAACACCATTTCGGGAAAGACTCAATGGGAAGTCTTGTCTAATGGACAAAAAATGAAAAATTTAGCCATGGTATATGCACAAACCATGGACTATAACAAAACAATAGAACGCGTTCTAGATAATCCTACAAATAATCAAAAGATTATGTGGAAGAGAAGAATGAAGAAGGAGAAATTCAAAGATATGGTAAGAGACGAATTGCAAGCATTATTAAAAGAACATGGTATGACAGAAGAATATACTCTTCAATTATTGTCTGATACCATAGATACAGCTAAAGCTAAAGGTGATGTTACAAATTTAATGAGAGCTGTAGACAATCTTCAAGATATGCATGGAATGAAAGATAAAAATCAAATTAAAACAGTAGAACAAATAGAAGCTACTAGCAACGTAAGGTTAATAGATGAGTTGAGGGAAGAAGAAGAAAAGCTTATTGCTACTAAAACTACTACAAAAGAGGAGAAATAGATGGAAAGAATGAAAATGAAAAGAAAAATGGGTCCTATGCAAAGGGCAAAACGGACGCTAAGAAAAAAAGGTGTAAGTGGCGTTGCAAAATCTGCCATGAATGCATATAGAAAAACTGGTGTCGGTAGAGTTATGGGTGTATTGAATTCTGATGCAATGAATCCTGTTAGAACTGCTGGGAGAAAAATAGGTGAAGCTGCCACTCCTCATGTTGTTGCTGGTGTAAAAGCAACTTTGGGAAAAGCGGCAAAAATGGGGAAAATGGGAAGAGATTTTTTTGGAGGCAAAAAAGGAACAAATTATAGACCTGGCAGAGAAGTACCAGCAATGTCTGAGCCAACAGATCCAGGATATGAAGCACCTTTAAACGAAGAAGAAGTTGCATAAAGATTACGAAGAGCGTTATGCTCAATTAGAGGCTTTAAAGAAATTACGGAACAACATGGCATTGTTTGGAAAGCATTGTTTCCCCACAGCCCTCCGTAAAAGTACACCTCCATTTCATAGGGAAGTGTATGCCCACCTATCTGATGATGAGAAAAGAAGGGTACTGATCGCTGCTCCGAGGGGAACCGCTAAGAGCACGGTTACTACCCTTATTTTCCCTTTATGGAGAGCTGCTTTTAAAAAATCAAATGAAGATTTGTTTATAGTGATAGTGTCAGAATCACAGGCTCAATCAATTAATTTCTTATCAAGGATTAAATACCATTTAACCCATTCAGATAAATTTAGAGAAATATTTGGTGATATGGGCCCAAATACAGCATCAAGATGGACTCATACCGATGTGGTACTTGCTAATGGAACAAGGATAGTTGCTGTTGGTACAGGGCAAAGAGTTAGGGGTTTTATTGAAGGAGACACTCGTCCTAATTTAATTATAGTAGATGACTTTGAATCAGAGTTAAATGCTTATACACCAGAAGCAAGAGCTAAAAATAGAAAATGGTTAACAGAGGCTGTGATACCATCTTTATCGGATGAAGGTAAAATAGCTATGATAGGCACAGTTATATCAGAAGATTGCTTTTTATGCTGGGCTAAAAAATCATCAGCATGGGCTGTTTTATGGTATTCTATATGGGATGATGATGAAAAAAGTATTTGGCCTGAAAGGTTCCCAAAAGAAAGAATACTTGGTATTAAAGAAGAATTTAAATCAGTTGGTAATATTAACGGATTTTTCCAAGAATATATGAATATTGCTCAATCTCCTGATGATGCTCCATTTCAACCAAAATGGATTAAATTACATCATTACGAATATAAAAGGATACAAGGGCAGAATTGTTTGATTAAGAATGAAGGTGAAGAAAATGAAGAAATTAAACCTGTTGAATTATATACTGGGGTTGATCCTGCAAGCTCTTTGTCTATTAGGGCTGATTATTTTGTTATCGCCACTATTGCTATTGATAATGAAAATAATAAATATTTAATAGATGTATATAGAAACAGAATCTCTCCTGCTGAACAGCCAGGAATGATTATAAAGACATTTAAGAAATTTAGGCCTAGAAGAGTAAAGGTAGAGACAGTGGGGTATCAAGAAGCTCTAAGAACGGCCGTAAGGGAATTAATGAGGGAAGAAGAGATATACATACCTGGATTAGAAGCTGGTGTCAAACCTAGAAACTCTAAATCAGAAAGGCTTTTATCTTTAGTACCCTTATTTGCAAAAGGAACATTTTATTTTAAGGATGAACATACGCATGCTCAAGCAGAGTTTTTATCTTATCCGAAGGGGCAACATGACGATATTATGGATGCAATTTGGACAGCATTAGATGGTGCAAAGCCTTGTAGATTAGCGGCTTTTGAAAAATTATCTGATGAAGAATGGAGAAATCCAAAGAAAACTCTTGATTGGTTAACCATGTAGTTCGTAAATTAAGCAGATGGCATATACTCAAAAAGATGAAAAAGGCGACAAACAGGTCGTAAATGAAACATTAGAAATATTTGATAATTATTCTACTAAGAGGGATAATTGGGCAGCTCAAGCAAAGGAAGACAAAGAGTTTAGATTAGGTAAACAATGGTCTGCTGAACAAAGAGAAACTTTGCAATCAAGAGGACAGGCTCCTATTGTAATTAATAGAATACATCCAGCTGTTGAATCAGCAAAAGCGATGTTAACTTCTAATAGACCTTCCTTTAGATGTGCTCCAAGGGAAGACTCTGATAATAAATTAGCTCAAGTTATGAGCGGAATGCTTGCCTACATGTATGATATATCTGATGGAAGGACTGTAATTAGGCAGGCAGTTGATGATTATTATGTTATGGGTATTGGCTATTTGCATATATATCAAGATCCTACAAAGGATATGGGAAAAGGGGAGGTATGTTTCCATGATATAGATCCTTTAGATGTATATGTAGATCCTAACTCTAGGAATAGATATTTTGATGATGCTGAAAACATTATCATATCTAAGCTTTTTACAAAAGACCAAGCAAAAGATTTATACCCAATGTATGAAAAAGCTATTGAAAACGCTCAATCAGATAGTGGGAACAAGATTGATTTTAATGCACCGTTTACCGAACGCGAAGATGACGGTGAAGTTACATTCCCTGAAGATGTAGGTAGAGTTAATAACCAGGAATATGTAAGAGGTTATGAAAGATATTATAAAATAGTTGTTAATGAATTTAGAACATTTGAATCTTTTTCTGGAAAAGAAGAGCTTTTAAGTGAAGAAGAAATTGAAGAGTATTATAAAAGACCTGCTTTTAAATTGATGGGTCAGATATTAACTGATGAAGCACAGGCTACAAAGTTATATCAAGAGTTAATGCAACAACAAGAACAAATGATTCTTCAAAAGAAGGCTGAATTACAGCAAGCAGGTTTAGGTGAAAGTGCACAGTTGAATTTACCAGAGCCTATACAAGTTGAAAGAACTTCTTATAGAGATTTGATACAGGAAGGTTTGATTCAAGTAGTTAAAATTAGAAGTAAAAAGGTTAAGCAGTGTGTTATAATAGGAGAAACTAAGCTTTATTCAAGAATACTTCCTATAGACAAATATCCTGTTGTACCTATAATGAATATACATACAAGAACTCCTTATCCAGTATCGGATGTAAGACTTGTAAGGGGTTTACAAGAATATATAAATAAAACACGCTCTTTGATAATTGCACATGCTACTACTAGTACAAATACAAAGATACTAGTACCAGAAGGTAGCGTTGATATGAAAGATTTTGAACAAAGATGGGCACAGCCTGGAGTAGCTATTCCTTACGATCCAACAGATGGAGCTCCAGTACCTGTTCAACCTACACCTTTACCGAATGAATTATATCAAAATGAAACTACTGCAAAAGCTGATATTGACCATGCATTAGGATTATATGAAATGATGATGGGTAATACGCAGGCTGCTCCAGATACATATAAAGCTACAATATCATTAGATGAATTTGGTCAAAGAAAAATGAAATCTAAATTAGCAGATGTTGAAGCGGCTTTAGTTAGGGTTGGTCAATTAGCAATACCTTTAATGCAACAGTTATATAAGACTGAAAAAGTATTTAGAGTATTACAACCTAATAACTCATTAAGCGAATATGTTGTTAATAAAAAGCTAGTTGATGATAAAACAGGAGTTATTTCAATATTTAATGATATTACGGTAGGTAAATATGATGTAATAGTAGTATCAGGTTCTACATTACCTTCTAATAGATATGCAGAACTTGAATTCTATATGGATGCTTATCAAAAAGGATTAATAGATAGACAAGAAGTGCTTAAGAAAACAGAGATATTTGACATAGAGGGAGTTCTAGAAAGAACGGATACTATAGCTCAATTAGAAGGACAATTAGAACAAGCACAACAACAAATTAAGAAACTTAGTGGCGATCTTCAAACAAGAGACAGAGAAGCTGTTAACCTTAGGAAGAAAGCAGAAGTTGAGAAATTTAAAGCGGACATGGATATGGTTGGCAATAAAGCCAAGGTAGCAGGAACGCTTTATGAAAAAAGACTAGATGATAGTCTTTCCACTATTAAAAAAGGCGTCAGTGACGCAATGAAACCAAGCTCACCCTCTTCTAGTGGAAAAGAGGCAGCTAACAAAAGGAGAAAGAAATAAACATGGAACAAGAAAATATACAAACAGACACCCCTCAAGAAGGAGCTAACGAACAACAATATGCATCTTTAGAAGATGCGGTATTTGGTGGCGAATTTGATGATGGCTCTAATGATATTTCCAATGTTTTTACTACAGGCGAAGAAGTAATGGAAAATACAGAGGCTGCTCCAGTTCAACAAGAACCAGCACAACCCTCTAGCCCAACTCAAGATACTGATAATGATACTAAAAGGTATCAATATTGGCAATCTCAGGCAGATAAAATGAGAGCTGAAAATGAAAGATTACAAGCATCAATGCAACAACAAGCTGCAATGCAACAATCTCAACCTCAGCATCAAGAACCTGCACAAGAAGAAGCGTTTCCTGATCCTCCAGCAAAGCCTGATAGACCTAGAAGCTTTAGTAGGGAAGAAGCATATGCTGATCCTAATAGTGAAAGTGCTAGGTATTTAGATGAAGTAGAGTCATGGCGTGATGACATGGTTCAGTATTCTTCATTAAAATCTGATTATGTTGCAGCAGTTCAGCAAGAAAAATATGAAGAGCAAGAAAGAGTTAGGCAGGATAATATAAAACGTGCTCAAGCTCATCAACAACAAAATGCTCAGAAAAATGAACTTGCAGATTATGTTAAAGGTAATCATGGATTTAATGAACAAGAAGCTGTCGACTTTGTTAACACAATGTCTGATCCTACTTCTATCAATGTGGATAATCTTGTACAGTTATACAGACTTAAACAAGGGCAACCTGTAAATAATACAGCACCTGCTCAGCCTAGTCCTGAATTTCAGCAAGTACAGAATGCTCAGCAAGTACCATCTCCAATGGGGGTATTACCTTCTGGACAATCTGCTTCTGATAATCGTAGTATAGAGGATAAGATGATCGATAAAATGATAGGGGATTTCAATAGTAAAAACCCTTGGAAGTAACTTTAATTAACCGCCCTACTTGAAGGCTTATTAAGCAGTTGATAGAGGGCATTATAAGGATGGTAAATAATGGCAAACGCTAGTATTTTTAGTTCTAGCTTTGGCAACACTACTCAAGGTGTATCTATTGACGATACAAGACGTAAGTTTAACTTTGGGGAAAGAGTTGCAGAGTTAGCACCACAACAAAGTCCATTCTTCGTATATTTATCGAAGGTGGCGAAAAAAGCTACTAATGATCCTGTGTTTAAATTTCTTGAACAAAGACATCAGTGGCAAAGACGTAACTTTGAAATCAAAACTGGATTCACATTAGCTGAAGAAATGGTAGCTAGTGAAGTTCTAGGTGGAGGTGTTGATTTGATTGTTACATGCGGGTATGACGAGTACGGTAAAATAGTAAGTGCAAATGAATGTACTTTCTTATTACCTGGTCAAGTACTTGCAATTAAAGCAGATGATGGTACAGTTTACAATGTTAAAATATCACAATCTGCAGTAGTAAATAGTAGTGCTTCAACAGTACATGACGGAACTGATATTGCTCACTTAACTTCAAGTTTACATACTGAAATTTCAGGTGAAATGTTAAGTGTGGTAGGAACAGCTATACCAAATGGTACAGTTTTTTCTGCTGGTAATAAAGGACAGGTAGTTGGTTCAGCATGGGCTGAGGGGACTGATTCTCCTCTTGGTTGGGAAGATAAATTATTCGACAGAGAAGGTTATACACAAATCTTCAAAACTGGAATGAATATTTTCTCAGGAACTTCTTTAGCAACTGAATACAGAGGTATTGCTAATGAATTTCAAAGAATCTGGCAAGATAAGTTAATGGAACATAAAATGGACATAGAACAAGCCATGTTATTTGGTAGAGGCACGAATGATGCTAGATCTTCTGCTGATGGTACAGGTCTTACAGGAGCTCCTTGTAGAGCTACTTGGGGGATTGCACCTTATACTGAAACTTATGGCAAAGTATATGGTATGTCTTATGCTTCATCAGGTTACGATGCTTTCTTAGATGCAATGGAAGACTTCTTTGCTCCTGAATCTGGTAATAGTGGTAACAAACTAGTATTAGCTTCAAGAAAAATTATTACTTACTTGAATAAATTAGGTAATGGAAGCTTCTTAAATAATTCTGTAGGTTCATCTCAATATCGATTAGATGTTAATACAGTACCTGGAGCTTTCGGGCATACAGTTACAGTTGTTAATACTATATTTGGTAACCTTCATTTTGTTCAAGAGCCTTTATTAAGAGGACCTTGGGAAGATTATGCAATAGCTATTGATATGAAAAATGTAGCATACAGACCACTTAGTGGAAATGGTGTTAGTCGAGACACTTTCATTGAAACTAATATTCAAGATCCAGGTGTTGATGGTCGTCAAGATCAAATCATCACTGAGGCTGGCTTGGAAATTAGCGTTCCTGAAACCCACGCAATTCTTAAGTTTTCTTAAGGGGAGGTACATTATGGCGATACAATCTTTAACGACATGGACTGAAACTGTTTCTGGTGGCTATAAAACCTACGAAACAGAGGAATCTGCAGTTAATTCAAGTACTGGCGATTCTGTAGCTTCTCCTGCTATCTATGATGATCTTAATGGAAAAAAGGTTATGATAGGTTTTGAAACAACAGTTGCATATGCAGACGTAGCTGCTGTTTTAAGCGTAGAAGCTTCAATGGATGGTGGAACTACTTGGGGTGTTGTTGCGACAGCATCTTCAGACTTAGATCCTCATGACACTGCTGGTCAAAAGTTTTTTACTGCTGACCTTAGCGATGTTAAAGGTATGGGTCCTTTTAGAATACACATGAATGGTGGTACTGGTGTTACTGCTGTCAACTTAGGTACTAGTGGGAAGCAAAAACTTTCTTATAGTACTGAAAAAGAAGGTGTTTCAATTAGTGGCGTAGGAGCTGATCCATCGTAGTAAGTGGTTAGTTTATTAATCGTAGATGGGGAGTTTCGGCTCCCCACTACACAAATTTAAAAGGAGATATTTATGGCTTCAGCTATAAGTGAATGGACAACAATAGGAGTTAATAGTGGCAATCCTTCGGCTCAAGGCTTGAATGTCCCTATTGTTCCTGGAACCAATGGCCAAGTTAGACATGAATGTTTAATGTGGTTAGATGGAACAGATGCAGTATATACAAAACCATTTGATTTCCCTATAACTGGGGATTTTACAATTATACTTAATGGAACATTAAATCAACTAGATGATGATGCGGGAAATATTGATGTAGATATAGAAGGTTCTATAGATGGTGTTAATTATATTAAATTAGATGACTTAATTGCAACTTGGGATGCAGGAGGGGGATCTGAAACAGAAACAGTAGCAGTCGCGATATACGATTATGATGGTAAAGGTAGAATGCCTTATATGAGGTTATCACTTAATCCTAGTGCTGATGCTGATTGCGTAGCAGCTGATGAAAATATTAAAATTACAATCATCCTCCATAGTTTATAATGAGTGACGGAACAATAGCATCAAATACTGCAAGGGCAAATGAATGGTTACCTTATAGCCATAAGCCTTTTTATTTAGGATCTACTGGGAATTCTGATGCTACTGATAGCAATCAATATATAACACAAACAACAGGAGATTCAAATATAGATATTAAAGCAGAGTTTATAGATGAATTTAATTGCGGCTTTTATTACGAATTACATCATGTATCTTCAGGTGGTATATTTTATAAAAAATTTACAAATAGTGGTGTATTAGTTGACACTATATATGCAAGTCAAACATCAAGTAATGGTAGATATTGGACAGGCTTCGCTTCTGCACATACACCAGACATAGGTTTGATAGTAGATCCTAATCCCTCTTTTGGCAACACATTTGATGATGGAGATGTATATAAGATTGAAACTCCAAGTTTAGAGACTATGAAAAAAAGAAGACTTTATCATGGAGGTTATACGTCGTATATAAGGATGCCATATACTGAGGGAGTTACTTTTAGAACATCTATTATTCCATCAAATTTAAAAGGTGTAAACATAACTGCTTTTGTAGGGGCTAAAACAAATGAGGGGATTCAATTGAGAACTATTGCATCTAGAGAAGACGCTGCTGGTAATAAGGCTGTAACTGTTGCTTTTGAATGGAATATAAATCCTCAAGGGGCAGAGAGCACTACTGCAAGTAGCACAGGATATGTTATGCCAGCAGGAGAAACATGGATAGCATCACCTGGACTTGCTGTTGATATTGACCCTACTTTTACAGGTTCTGCTCCATTTTTAGCACAAGTACCAGCATCTGATTTTGCTCCAGGTGTTCATGCGACACCTTCTAATTCATGGACAATTTCTGGTAAAGCAGGCCATGCAAGAATAAAAAGCGAATATATGACAGGAGCAGGTAGTCCTGCGATTTCTGCTCATAATCAATGGTGGCCAATAACAATAATTTTAGGATAACATAGGAGAAAAAATGAAAACAAGAACAAATATTAATTTAGTAGGTGCTGGATCTGCAACTTCTGGAAAAGCCCCAGCTAAATCAAGAAGAAGAAAAAAAGGCATTATGTCTAAAATGGGCTCTAGAAGAGCAACAAAAGCTGGTGTAATGAAAGGCAGAACTAGGGCTAGGAGCACTAAATAATGGCTAAAAAATTAGCCACTGTATTTTCTAATAGTATTGGCAATCCTTTTCATGGTAATAAAATTGATACTAGAAGAAAACTTAATTTAAAAAAGAAAAAAGGTAAGTAATGGCAACACCAGGAGCAAATATACAAGATAGGATTATTGACTTAATAGGCTCTGATTTTGCTACAGTACCGAATCTAAGTTATAAGGATTTGGTAAATGCAGCATTTAATCAAGTAGTTGATATGGTATATGAAGATTTATTGTTAAAATATTCTAGAACTCCTGGTAGGCTTGAGGGTGATACAGAATGGCTTGTAGAAGATAGAAAAATATTAAAGGTTACAAGAGTAGACTCTAATAGTAATGGAGTAGAAAGAGATTGTGAATATGTTGATAAACAAGGATTTTCAGAATCTCAAGACTCTAATAGTATTTATCAAGCTACAGTTTTTAGCCCTGTATATCATCTTGATAGTAAAAATGATGGAGCCGCTACGCTTAAAATTTTTCCAGTTTGTAATGCAAGTGGACAAGAAGGAAGGATATGGTATTTTTCATATGCAAACGATAGTACTAATTTAATGTCAATTACAGCTAGTACATTAAATACTAGTTATTATTTACCAGGATCTTTGATTCATGCAATAGTATTGAAATCATGTATTAATATATTGAATGCATATATAAGCAACTTTGTTCAAGATGATGAAGATATGGAACTTCAACAAATGATTGAAAAACAATCTGCTAAACTAACTCAAGATTTTATGGCAGAAATAACTAGATATTCCGATCAAGAAAAGCAAGCTATAGGAGGAAGTGAATAATGACAGTTAAAGAAATGCTAGAGCTTGTAAAACAGCATCATCAACATTTAGGTGAAACAGAAATTATAAAATTGCTAAATAGAGCTAAAAATGATTTTTGTGCTAAAACTGAAATAGTTAAAGATAGTTATACTTCTTCTACAGTAGCAGATCAAAGGTACTATAATTTAGATTCAAAGATATTAAGAATAAAAAGTGTTTGGTTAAATGATGTAGAAATACCAATGATGATTGGTAAACCTATAATAGATGATGATACAAGTGAGGGCGGATAATGGCAAATAAAATTAAAAGAGCTTGGTATATAGATAAACTAGGAAGTATGGGAATAGTTGAAAAAGCTACAAATGCGGCTACAAAAGATGGTTATACTAGCGATTGGAAATCTATTGGAGCTGCTAAGGATTTAAGAATTTATGCTATATCTCAAGATGTTGATTTATCTATAAATAATTTAACAGGAACGTGGTCGCAAATACCTTCTCAGTTTCATGAAGCGTTAGTGTATAAAGCTATAGCACATGGATATAGAGATCCAAGAAATATGAAAATTGATGCAGCTCAATATTTTGATGCTGAATACGAAATGGTTGTAAAAGAAGCTAAAAAGTTTTCAAGAAGTAATTATCAATCAACAGGTAGGGTCGCCCCTCAAGAATTTTAGGAGTTTAAAATGCCGACAACATGGACAAAAGAAACAATAGATTTATCAATAGCATCATCATCTCTTACTGTTGATAGTGTTAAAATAGATGGAACAAATATAGGCCATACAGATGATACTGATTTGATGGCTTTAGCAAGTGGAGCATTAACTGTAAATGGGACTGTTACCGCAACGGGAAATATAACAGGTACACTAGCCACTGCTGCACAAACAAATATAACATCAGTAGGAACTCTTTCTTCTCTTACTACCTCTGGAGATGTAATTTGCGGAGGAGACTTAACGGTTAATGGTGGCGATATTACAGTAAATAACATGACATCTTCAGGATTTATAAAATGCGTTGCGACTGAAGGTAATTCTGCAGCACTTGAATTATGGGCAGATGAAGGAGATGATAATGGTGATAAATGGCAAATGGAAGCTGCCGCAGATAATACTTTATATTTTTATAATGATGCAAGTGGATCATGGGTTTCTAAATTAAAGGTTCTATCTTCTGGTAATACTACAATTGCAGGAGATTTATTTGTTGAAGGGGGCGATTTAACTTTAGGTTCTGTTGTTTATTTAAGTGATTCAGGTGGAACAGGTACATTAAAAAATATAGATGCTTTAGATGCGACTACTGAAGCTACTATTGAAGCTGCTATGGACACTTTAGCGAATGTATCTTCAATTGGAGGTGATGTTACAATTGGAGGCGACTTAACAATAACTGGAGGTGACATTGATTTATCTGGAGAGGCTTCTACTATAACTCTTATAGATAATACCGCCAGTGCTCTTATTATAGGCTCTCCAGGAAAAACAGATTTATTTACAATAAATACAAATGATAACCAAGAAACAGTTGCAATAGATGCAGATAGAACTTCTGCTATTAACTTAACAAGCGGTGGTTTAACTTTATCAGCAACAGGCTCTGGGATTACTGGGAGTCAAACTAATTCAAATTTAGGTGGTATATATTTTAAGCCACCTACATTTATAAATCAAAGTGGATCTAATACTATTGGTCAGCATAGTTATATAAAAATAGACGATGCAAATATTACTAATGTATCAGGAACTGCAACAATAACAGATGTTTGTTTATTAGATTTAGAAAATAATTTAGGGACATCTAATTCATGTACTACAAATAGTGATAAAACAGGAAATACGAAATCAGGAACAATAAAAGTTAATGTAAATGGTACTATATACCATATACAGTTGTATGCAAATTAATGGAAGATATAAAAGAAAAAATAGAACACTTGAAAAAACAACGAGAAGCAGCAAAAGAGCTATTTCTTAAATGCCAAGGTGGTATAGAAATATTAACATCTATGCTAGAAGAAAAAAATGAAAAGAAAAAATAATGGATTGGTTAAGTGTATTAGAGCAGTATGGGGTTCCACTTGTAGTAGCAATTGCTATGTTTATGATGGTAAAACAACAAAACAAATATATACAAGATGAACTCTCTAAGGAAATAAGAGAAAGTTTTGGAAGGTTAGAAGGTATATTGGTTAAACTAATAGACCAGCAAAAGAAAATGCAGCTTGAACAAAAAGGAATTGAAAATAGCTATAAAACCTTAGTTGAAGTTATAGCTAAACTAAGTGGCAATGGACTAAGAGATAAGTTTTTAAGAATGCAAGAAAGAAATACAAATAAAAAATACTAAGGAGAAGTTATGCCAAGAGGAAAAGGAACATATGGAAGTAAAGTAGGTAGACCTCCTAAAAAAGGCAAAAAAACGACAAAGAAAAAAAGAATAACTAAGAAAAAGAAATACTAAGGAGTAAGATGGCAAATATAGCAAATCAATTTACAGGGTTACCAATGGAGACTTTAATAGCAGCCCCATTATTAGCTGCTTCAGAAGGTCAAAAATCATTAGCGGCAACCACAGCTTCTTTTATACAAGAAGTTGGAATGGATAAAGATGGCAATACAAAATCTGTTAAATTTAAATATGATGATGGATCTGAAAGTGTTGCATTAGATGTTCCATTATTATCAATTATTAATATACCTAGTCTATGTGTAGATGAAATAGGTATTACATTTGATATGGAAGTATCAACACAAACAGCAAGTAAATCATCAACAGATTCAAGTGCAACTGCAAGTGCATCTGTAGGATGGGGATGTTGGAGTGCAAAATTTGAAGGAAAGGTTTCTCATCACAGTGAGAATAGCAGAAAGTCAGACACATCTGCTAAATACTCAGTATCTGTGAAAGGAAAGCAGGAAAAACCTGAAGGACTTATGAAGGTATTAGATATGTTAAATAATTCTATAGGTAAAACTAAAGAGGCTCCTGCAAGTGGACAAACAAGTTAAAAAGGGAAGTTTTTTAGATCAGTTAACTAAAGGTCTCTATGATGCAGTAGTTCAAGCACAAGCATTAGCAGAGAATCAGCATATAGAGGCCTTGAGTAAATATGTAAATGAAGATGGAACTCCTAAATGTATGAAAATGGTTATAGGTAAGGAAGAAGTTCAAGTTCCATTAGCAACATTAGCACCGCAAAGTTCTATTAAAATAAAAGAACTTACTATGGATTTAAAAGTCAAATTAAATAATTTTGGCAAAAGAGAGTCTAAATGTGGTGGAGGAATATTCAGAAGTAAGGATGCAGGGGCTATTAGTGCAGATTTAGGAGCATCAATACTTCCAACAAAAAGCAATTATGCTAACTTGAAGATAACTTTTGAGGGAAGTGATCCCCCAGAAGGTTTGGTAAGATTAAATAATAATTTAATAAAACAAATACCATAGTGAAAAAGACTAGTAAAGAATTTGAAAAAGATATAACATTACACTTGATTAGAATAGGTGGAGATGTTGAGCATATTAAAGAAGATATAGGCGATATTAAAAAACACTTAGCAGTTATGAATGGACGAGTTAGGCAAACAGAAAAAGATATATCTTGGATGAGAGGTATTGGAGGGACATTTGTTTTTGTTGTTGGTGTGGTTTTAACTTGGCTAGGTATTGAAAAATGATAGAAATATTGCAAGAAATATTAGCATTTGTTGCAGGTTTTTTAACTACATTTTGTTTAGGTTATATATTAATAAAAAAGGAGAACTAACATGAGTGCATGGTTAGCAGCAAACTGGGAATGGGTTTTACTAGGTTTCTATACATTAGAAAAAATAGTAAAATTAAGTCCTAGTAAAAAAGATGATATCATATTTGATAGCTTTTTGAAACCTATATTCAATGCTTTAACAGGCAAGAAATAGTGTCTCATAAATGCGGAGTTATATTATCTAAGAATAGACTGGTAATGATTGATGATTTAATAGAAACCGAAGGTAAGTTGGTTGAAAATCTAGAAGTCGATACTAGTGTTGTTTTAAATAAAAGACCATCCAAATGCCCAAATTGCAAATCGGATAGGATATGCGGGATAGAAGTTATGGGAGGATATGATGGCGTTCTTCTTTGGGAATGTGATACATGTGATAAAATATTCTTAAGGTTTAAAGAAGAGAGGACTGAGAAATTATTACAGTCCGCGAAAGGCGTATGGACGAATCCCCTTGATTGGGGGATCGTCCCACCCTCTGAATTTAATTAGGAGTTTTTTGATATATGAAGAAAACTAAAAACGGAGTGCTTAAACGAGCTATAGTAACTCCAGATAAGCATGCACCAATCCACGATGTGCCTGCTATAAATGTAGTCAAACAGGCTATAGAGCTCGTAAAGCCCGAAATATACGTAGATTTGGGCGATTTAGGTGAGTTTGGTAGTGTATCCCACTGGCAGTGGAAACGCAAGAAAAAACCACCATTAGAGTATATTATGCCTAGAGTAGATGATGATATCAAAGGAGTTAATGCTTTATTAGATGAAATTGATGAATCATTAGATAAGGCAAATTGTAAAGAAAAACATATATGTGCAGGGAATCATGATGAATGGTTAGATAGATTCGTAGACGAGCATCCTTATCTTAATGACTATCGTTTTGAACAAGCATGTAAGTTCAAGGAACGAGGATACAAGTTCCATAAAGCTGGAAAGTATCTTAAAATAGGAAAGCTCTATTTTTATCATGGGCACCATTTTGGCGGACAATTTCACGCTAAGAATCATCTAAGGCAGTTAGGTGCTAATATAATGTATGGTCATCATCATTCCCTGCAACAAGATAGTGTTACGCATATGGATGGACCAAAATCAGCATGGTCTTTAGGATGCTTAAAGGACATGAGATCTGAAAAAAATGAATGGTTAGGAGGAAGAAAACATAAATGGGCACACGCATTTGCAATAATAGATTATTACAAGGCAGGGAGGTTCACTGTAGACATTGTTCAAATAATAGACGGTCGTGCGGCAGTATGGGGACAAATGTTAGACGGAAACAAATAATAGGAACCATTGAAGTTCCTCATAATTACTGGACTATAACTTATGCCTAAGCAAAAAAAAGAAATAAATATATTCAATAATGGGATTATACTTAATGCAGACGAGCAAGATATACCTATTAATGCTGCTGCATTTTCTTTAAATGTAGATCCTATAACAGAAAATGGTATACTTGCTGGTATTAATGCTAATAAGTTGACACATGTTATAGATGGCTTATCATCAAGAGTTTGTTTTCCACTTATATTTTCTCAGAATGGAGAAAGTTTAAATGGAGTAGATGCTCCTAAAATTAATACTGATATTTTTTGCATTGAAGATGTTGATACAATGAAAAATTCTGAATTGATTTCTTTTATAGGAACTAAAGGATATAGGGAGACTCTTCAAGTATCATCTATAGTTCCTCATATGGAAAGATTAATAGTAAACCAATCTCATTTAGGCAATAGCACAACAACTACTTATGGTGTAATTGATTTTAATTCAGCATTAAGTACAACAGATACAGAATTCCCTACAAATGGATCAGGAAGCACTACTGACCCATCTGCCCTAGTATCATATATAGAGGTAGGAGATTATTTGCAATTTAATTCTACTACTACATTTAAAGATATTCGTAATTATGAAATAGTTAAAGTTTTGTCAGTAGATGTTAGCAATAATACGATAACTTTGAAAAGAGGAGCTCTTGGCTCTATTCCTCAAAGCTATTCTGACTCACAAGCATACAATGTTTTTATCAATAAAATTAGTTATAACAAAAAAGGGATTCAATCTAGAACAGGTTTAGGCTATCTTAATGCTTTTAGTTGGGGAGATATAGGAGGAAATCATTTAAAGGGAAATGATTATCTTCAACAAGCTCAAACAAATAGCAAGCATGCTGTAACAGGAGCCTCTGATCAGGTTGTATTTGATGCAGATAGCAAGTCTATGACTATATCTGGGACAAATAATTTGAATTATGCATTGCAAGTTGGAGATTATTTAACTATATATACAACTGCTCATGGCAATTCTAGTAATCATGGCTCTACGTTTAAAGTTCACGGAATCGATTCTGCTAATAATACATATTACTTTACAACAGCACCTGTAAGTGAAACAGTTACAACAAGTACTACTTTTTATTTTGAGCCAGGCTTAATCAAGAATCCTTCATTTTTTCATAAAAGTGCTAGTTCTGGAGTAGGTGATGACCAAATATATAAAGTAAATGATTGGTATTTAACTGAAAGAGGTCCATCAAATATTTTAGCAAATGCTCCTAATGAAAGTGCTGATACTGGTGCAATTGTTCAAGCGTCTGGGAATATTTATACAGATACGAATTTATTTGGTAGTGATTTATCAGCAACTTACTATCCATATTCTGCTAAAAAATTGACACTTGTAAGTAAATTTATGAAATTAGGTTTTGCTTCTACTATATCTGACTTTGGAACAGCAGACACCCTCTTGACTACAACCGATCATGCTACTTCATCTTTAATGGAATTTGGATATGCATCAGGAGATATTCTTTACATTGACAATGATAGCGATGGTTCTTCTCCTACCGAGTATTTAAAAGTTAAAAATGTATCATCTAAAGGATTATCTGTAACTAGAGGTATTTACGGCACATCTATAGCTAATCATTCTGGTACTAATTACGTATATAAATCAGTAGGTTATGAAATAAATCAAGATATAGATAAAGATAGTTTGAAACATGACACGGAATATGAATTAACATTTTGGGCTAAAATTGATACTGCTACAGCAGCTACAACTACACTTACATGTGTACATGACACGCGTTCAAATTATGATGGTAAAACTTTTGACCTAGTTTCTTCAGCAGGAACTATAAAAACATATATATATGATGACGATAATGAAGGAGCTACAGGAACTACCGATTCAAGTGGTTATATTAGAATACAATTACATGGCCTTGCTGATGACAATGATGTAATAGCTGAACAAACTAGATTAGCTATTATAAATGCTAATGGACATAATGGAGAAATTACTGCATCAAGAACAGATAATGCATTAGCATTAGCACAAGCATATTCAGGAGAAAGTGGTAACACAGAAGTTACTACTACAGCAGATGTAGCTCATTTCACTTGTCCAGCTTTTTCTGGAGGAACTTCTCCAGAGGGAACATTTGCTATTGAAGTTAATGGAGGTTATTTTAATGGAAGCGGAGATTGGGTTCCATATAGTCAAGAGACTGTAAATGTAGGATATGAACAGGATTATAATACTCCAGCAAGAACCTTTAGATATAATACATTTATTTCTTGTAGGGATACTAGAAGAATTGATTCTATGGAAAATAGAATAATTGATAATATAAAATGGAGACAGTTATCATATAGATTTAAAACTCCTAAAGGTGAATTAAAAACAGATATGAAGTTAATATTTGGTAATGTTGGCCCTAAAGATAGTCAAATATCTATTTGCAATATAAATTTATCAGAAGAAGCTATTATTTATAATGCAAATAAAGACGCTGGGTTTTTATCAAGTACTGGTTTTATAGATAGTAACAAAATTAAAACATTAATAGGCTTTGACTCATCAAATTCTAGACTAAGGATTTTTGAAGATTTTTCTAGTGATAATATTAATACAAATGCTCAATTAGAAATTTCAAGTTCTACTACTGATTTAATAAATTCATCTAATAATTATGCTAGTTTTGTTAATAAAAACAAATCAGTCCATATAGGATATGGGGGCTCTTCCCCTGATACATCTCCACAATGGCTTGGATATATTAATCGCACTATTTTCAATGAAGAAAATAATGGTTTATATTTAGACAATGATGTTGTAGGTTCGTATGACACAATTGGAACATCTAATATAGATAAAGTATGTTTAGCGGGAGAGTTTGAATGTGTTTCCGCGGAATGGCTTCAAAGTAATGAAACTTTAACAGTTGATATGGGGTCAGGTAACGAGCATCATTTAAATGCTGGAGATAATATAATTATAAGAGAATATCTTGATACAGCAAATGCATGGGATGGAAGCGGTGTTTGGTATGTTTCAGCATTAGATAATGCCGCTGGAGACGATTCAACAAGGTATTTTAGATGTACAAGAAACGAGACATTCGATCCTCTCCCTTCAGTAGTAAGTACTAATAAAATATTTGATCTTGATAAAAATGGGGTTAAAGATAGTTCTACTGGTAAAATATCATTTCGTCCTTATTATTATTATGGCATTAAAAGAGGAGAACCATATATATATAGGATTTTTCCAGACACAAGGTTAAAAGCTAATACAGGAACTCTTTCTAATGATATAGATGCAGAATATACAAAAGGACGTATGGAGAGATGTGGTATACTTGAATTTAATATAAATTCAATATGTTGCTCTTATGCAAAAAATACTAATTCAGGAGCTATTGGGGTTGATGGAGGGCATATATATGCCTTAGCTGATTCTAATGATAGAATATATAGAATAAATGTAATGGCAAAATATAATGAATGGACCACAGTAGGTTTTGCTATTACAGAAATTATTGATATGGAATATAGGTCTTTTAAATGGAGTAATCTAAGGACAGATGGTAATATTGGTGCAAGTGAATATGTATTTGATTCTTCATCTTTAGTTAGTTCTCCTATAATAGAAGCAAATGGAATCCCCTCTGATATAATTGAAACAAAGGGGCCTGCAAGTTCCTTTGATTGGGCTGATAGTGATGATAATGATGCTGCAGATGTAACTCCAGATAATATGGATAATAGATTGTGGATTCAATTTCATCCAGGAGAAAATTCAACTTTTACAGATGGAGACAGGTTTTTATTTTGCTCAAGATCGACTTATTTAACAGGGGCTAATACTGTTCAATTTGCAGATAGAACTCCCCCTACGGTTACAAGATATCCTAAATCACTTACTTTTATGTTTAGCCAAGAGACCGACAGCGATGATGACACTACAACTTCTCTTTCAGGTTTTGATTGTGATACAGGTCGTATAGATTGGGATAATACTGAAGGGGTTGAACCTGAAATAAGAAATG